TTATCTCTCGCTCCTCTTAAGTCTTTTTTCAAGCGCTCTGACGCCCCAGGATATAAGAAGCACCATAACAAGATAGGTTAGCGCAAGCATTAAGTAGGGTACCGTGTAGTCGTAGGTGGGGTCACCGAGCTGCTTAAAGGACTTGTAAAGGTCGGTAACGGCTATGAAGCTGACTATTGAGGTTTCCTTAATAAGAACGATAAACTCGTTGCCGAGGGTGGGTAGAATGTTCTTTATTGCCTGAGGAACGACTATCTTAAGCATTGTTGTGGAATAAGGCAGACCTACGGCTCTGCCCGCTTCGGTCTGACCGGGATCAACCGAGTTGATACCGCCGCGCATAATCTCGCTTACGTATGCGCCGCTGTTAAGGCCGAATACTATTACAGCTACGGGAACGCCCGAGTTTACCTGTATATCGAATGCGGGAAGCAAAACCCAATATCCGATAAGAAGCTGAACAACCATAGGCGTACCGCGGAAAAGCTCAACGTAAAAGCCGCATATCTTATCTAAAATACGGGGCATAAGCTTGTACTTGGGCATAACCCTTACCACTGCGATAATAGTACCGATAACAATACCGATAAGCAAACCGAATACCGCAATTTCAACGGTGATGCCAAGTCCCTTGATTACGTCCTCATAGCCCTTTCTCGTTATAAATTGCTTGACAAATTCTTGCCACATTTGTGAAAAACTTTTCATTTTAAAAACCAAATCAAAGGCTTAGCTCCAAGAACTAAGCCTTTGTTACCTTAATTATTTATTATTCTTCCTCGCTTGCTACGCAAATAACAGTGAGAAGGTCTACAACAGTACCGCAGGAAGCGAAAGCAGTATCTTCTGCCTTACATACAACTACGATAGTTTCGGTGTAGTAGGGGTTGGAGAAGTTGATGGTCTCAAGACGCTCTGCGGTGATGGTGATACCCGACATTGCAATATCAATGCCCTGCTTACCAACCGAGCCTACAACGTTATCAAAGTCCATATTCTCGATTACAAGCTCCATCTCAAGCTCGTCAGCGATAAGCTTTGCAATCTCCATATCGATACCGAGATACTCGTTACCGTCCTTGTACTCCCAGGGAGCAAACTCAGCGTTGGTTGCAACAACAAGCTGCTTGTCAGCCTTGTCAACGTTCTTCTCTGCGGAGGTAACGCCAACGTACTTATCCTTTTCGCCGTTCATATACTTTGCCTTAATAGCGTCAATCTCTGCAGCCTTGTTTTCAAGGATAGCGTCAATCTCTGCCTTAAGAGTAGTCTGCTTAGGATCGATACCGATACCGTAGTTCTCGCTGGAAAGAGGAATGTTGCTAATAACCTTAAGTCCGGAAATCTCCGCAGCAAGCGCGTTAGCGGTGGTCTTGTCAACTACAACGTAATCAACGTTGCCGTTCTTCATATCGTTTGCAGCAAGTGCAAAGGTGTCGTAGGAGGCAACCTCAACGCCCTTAAGAAGATCTGCGTACATAAGGCTTGTAGTACCCTTCTGAACACCAATCTTGCTTACAGGCTCGTCAGCCGAGCAGGAAACGCAAGCGCATACACAAGCAAAGCAAAGAGCAATTGCCATCAAAAGTGAGAAAATCTTTTTCATTTTAATAAATTCCTTTCGTCGAACCGTAGTCCGTTTTTTTAAGATGCATTGATTATACACCGAATATTTCACTTTGTCAAGCATTTTTTAAATAAAAATTCACTTTTGTTGCATTTTTATTCCTCTGTGCAAATTTCGAGGCGGTTTTTGTGCAACATGCACAACAAAACTGCTATATATTATTTTAAATAACTGTTTTTTAAAATATATTTTTATTATAATACCTGCTTTTCTTTGCCGAAAATCAGGAATATTCGACGGTTATTCAATGAATTTTATGCATATTTATTCGTTTTTCTGCATATTGATTTTTTTCTTTATTTATGCTAGAATGTAATAGAAATAATTTTTCGGAGCTTATTAATGATTGCTTTATCTGCAAGCGGACTTGGGCTCTCATTCGGTGCGGAGGATATACTTAAGGATATTTCCTTTGCGGTGAACGACGGGGACAGAGTTGGCGTTATAGGAGTTAACGGTGCGGGCAAGACCTCGCTTTTCCGTATTATTACGGGTGAGTACGAGGCGGACTCGGGCTCGGTTTTTATACAAAAGGGACACACGGTTGGTATTTTGGAGCAAAATCCCGACCTTTCCGCGCTTCCCGGTGAGGCGCGCTGTCTTGAATATATGTACACGGCATTTCCGAGGCTTCTCAAAATGGAGGAGGAGCTTTCACGGCTTGAGGGCGAAATTGCGAAGGCTGCCGACGGAGGCGACCAGAGCCTTGCGGTAAGTCTTACAGTGCGTCTTGGCGAGCTTAATTCGGAGTATGCCGCCCTTGGCGGTCTTGAATTTCGTTCTCGCTGTCGGGGTATGCTTTTGCGCTTAGGCTTTGACGAGGAGCTGCTTGAGCAAAGAATACGCACCCTTTCGGGAGGACAGTACACCCGACTTGCTCTTGCAAGACTGCTTGCAACCGAGCCTGATATTCTGATGCTTGACGAGCCTACGAACCACCTTGACGTTGATGCGCTTGCCTGGCTTGAGGGGTATATTGCCTCTTACAAAAAGACGGTGCTGATAATCTCCCACGACAGATATTTCCTTGACAGAACCACCAACAAGACCTTGCAGCTTCAGTACGGCAAGGCAAGACTGTATAACGGCTCCTACACCTCCTGCAAGGCGCAGATTGAGGCGGAGGCGGCGGCTCTTGAGCACAGATACAAGGAGCAGCAGAAGGAGATTGCCAAAATCCGCGCTAACATAGAGTTTCAGCGCAGATGCAACAGAGAGCATAACTTCGTGACCATTCGCTCAAAGGAGAAGCAGCTTGCAAGAATGGAGCTTGTGGAGCTTGCGCCAAAGGCGGAAAGGAGCATACGAATGAGGTTTGCCGCCGAGGAGGAGAGCGCAGGCGACGTTTTGGAGGTTCGGGAGCTTTGCTTCTCCTACGGACAGACACCGCTTATTAACAACCTTTCCTTCCTTATAAGAAGATACGAGCGCGTGGCGGTGCTTGGACAAAACGGCTGCGGCAAGTCAACGCTTATGAAGCTTATCAATTCGGCTCTCACACCGAAATCGGGAAAAATCACCCTTGGCTACAACATCAAGATTGGCTACTACGACCAGGAAAACCGAGGACTTTGCGACAGAAAGACTGTGTTCGAGGAAATGCATGACGAGTACCCCGAAAAGACCGACCTTGAGCTGCGCTCCACTCTTGCTCTGTTTCTTTTTACGGGCGAGGACGTGGACAAGCCTATTTCTACCCTTTCGGGCGGTGAGAGAGCAAGGCTTACTCTTGCAAAGCTGATTTTAAAGAAGGTTAACCTGCTTGTGCTTGACGAGCCTACCAACCACCTTGATATTGGCTCCTGTGAGGCTCTCGAAAGCGCGCTTATTGCCTTTCCCGGAACTATAATTGCCGTTTCACACGACAGATATTTTATAAATCAGATTGCCACACGAATTATTGAGCTTGACCCCTACCGTGAAAAAGGTATGCTTGACTACTCGCTTGAGGAATACGACGACGCATTTTCCGAGTATATGCGTTTGCGTGAGGTAAGACAGGCAGACAAGGCGGCGGCAAGGAGCAGTGAGGCGGAAAAGCGCCGCACCGACTCAAAGGCAGACTATGAGCAAAAGAAGCGTGAAAACGCAAAGCGCCGCGGCGAAGAGAAGCGCATAGAGCGGGCAAAGCTACGCATTTCCGAGCTTGAAGCCGAGCTTGAAGCCTTAGACCGAGAGCTTTTCGGCGAAGCGGCAACCGACTACGTAAGAGCCGCCGAGATTGACACTCGCAAGGGCGAGATTGAGGAGGAGCTTCTTGAGCTTTACGAGCTTGTAATGTAGGGCGGTACGGCTTTAGGATTACGAGAGCAACCGACACATAGACTATTATAATAAGGAAGAAAACTTTTTTAAGCCTTTATGGCAGACCGAAAAGAATAAAATTTATTATGCAATTTGCACAAGGGCGCTCCCGTTTGGGAGCGCCTTTTTTGGAGCTATTCGATACTTACAAACCGAGATTTGTGCTGTATAATGAGCTTGTCGGAAGGCACGAAGGCGGTGCTGCTGCAGGGCAACGCAATAAAAGCTCTACGGGCTTATTCCTGCTTCACGGCAAAACGGAGGAAGGATGGGAAGAAAGAAATTTAAGTACACGAAAAACCTGCCCAAGCTTCTTTACACCTACTTTAAGAGCTACTCGGAGCCGGGGGCGCCAAGCTTTGACAAATTTGCAGTCAGCATTGGAGCGACTCTTGAGGAGCTTATGGCACTCAGAAAGCACAAGGAGCTGGAGCGAGCCTGGCGTGAATGCAGCGAAATCAGAAGAGATTATCTTATAGACACGGCGCTGGCAAAACGACAGGACTCCTCTTTAGTTCGGTTTCTTCTTTGTGCGGAGTACGGTATGAAGGACGAGAGGCAGGAGGAAAAGGACACACGCCTTGAGGTTACGGTGGAGGTTATCGGAGATGAAGCTTAATCTTAAGCTGACTAAAAAGCAGAAGCTTTTTATTGATGCGGGAGAGGACGAGGTGCTTTTCGGAGGCGCTGCGGGAGGCGGAAAATCCTACGGACAGATTGTTGACGCACTGCTCTTTGCCCTGCGCTACCCCGGCTCAAAGCAGCTTATTCTCAGACGCACCTTTGCCGAGCTTGACAAATCCTTAATAAGAACTATGCACGAGATTTTCCCGAGGCAATTCTACACCTTCAATTCCTCAAACCATACGGGTAAATTCAGAAACGGCTCCTGTATAGACTTCGGCTATCTTGCAATGGAAACTGACGTATATCAGTATCAGAGCGCGGAATACGACGTTATCCGCTTCGACGAGCTTACCCACTTTACCGAGGCGCAATACGTCTACCTTTTATCAAGAGTGAGAGGGGCAAACAGCTATCCTAAGCAGATAAAATCCTCAACCAACCCGGGCGGCGTGGGGCACGGCTGGGTAAAGGCGAGGTTCGTTGACCCCTCCCCTGCGGGAGAGAGCTTCAGAGGCGAGGACGGTATGCAGAGAATTTTCATTCCCTCTCTGCTTGACGACAACCTACCGCTGTCAAGGGGGGACCCCGGCTACCGACAAAGGCTTTTGGCGCTGCCCGAGCGAGAGAAGCGGGCTCTGCTTTACGGAGATTGGAGCATTTTCGAGGGACAGTACTTTACCGAATTCAACACGGCAAAGCACGTGATTACCCCTTTTGAGATACCTGAGAGCTGGCGCAAATACAGAACGCTTGACTACGGTCTTGACCGACTTGCAGTGCTTTGGATTGCGGTTGCGCCCGACGGACGCTCCTACGTTTACAGAGAGTATTGCGAGTCAAATCTCTCCATAAGCAAGGCGGCGGAGGCAATTCTTGAAAGAACGCCAAAGGGCGAGGATATTTACGCAACCTTAGCTCCCCCTGATATGTGGTCGAGAACGCAGGAAACGGGCAAAACCAAGGCAAGTCTTTTCTCGGAATTTGGAGTTAACTTTACGAAAACCTCAAATGACCGCGAGTGCGGCTGGCTTGCCGTCAAGGAGCTTTTACAGGAAAGGGAGGGTGCTCCCAGGCTTTCGATTTTCTCTCAGTGCACGGAGATTATCAAATGCCTGCCGCTTCTGACGGTTGACAAGATAAGGCCAACCGATTGCTCCACCGAGCCGCACGAAATTACACACGCCCCCGATGCTCTGCGAGGCTTTGCAATATTTTACACACGGCCTGCCGAGAAAACGGTTAGGACTGTAAGGAGGCGCTGGAGCGCTGATATGTGGGAGGATTACAGAGAGGCAGACGCAGAGGGCAAAAAATATCTTAAAGCAAAATACGGAGAACCAACGTGAAGATAACCAACAGAAAGGAAGAGCGCCTGGAGTTCTTCCGTGCGCTGTACGAAAGCGCAAAAAACAGCTCGGGGGAGCTGTTCTCCTCCCTCGATAGAAATATGAAGCAATACCGCGGCTCAGACGAGCTTGACGGCTCCGACGAAAGAGCGCTTACGGTGCGTAACATCACCTATGAGATTGTGGAAAGCCAGGTGTCCTCGGATATTCCGATGCCGAAGGCGGACCCCGCCTCATACAGTGAAAGGCGCTCGAGAAATGCCGAGTCGGTGGAAAGGCTCTGCCGCTCCCTGCGTGACAAGCTTCCCTTTGAGGAGCTTAACGACATCGACGAGAGATATACCTACATTTACGGCGGCAGCGTTTGGTATGCGGATTGGGACAACGGCATAACCGAGGGAGGCGGCACGGGCGGAATTAAGCTTCAGTGCATCTGTCCCCGTGACTTCATTGCCCAGCCGGGTATCTTCTCAATTGAGGATATGGAGTATTGCTTTCTTCGATTTACGACGACACGGGGTGAGCTTATCCGTACCTACGGCATAAAGGACGACGAGGCGGACAGAGCCGAGTGCGAGTACGAATACGGAGGCGAGGGAGATGCGGTAACCGTCACCGTCTGCTTTTACAGAGATGAAAACGGACAGGTGGGAAGATTTATCTTTTCGGGCGAGCTTACCCTCTCTGACCTTCCCGAGTACTATATGCGCAAAATCAAGGTTTGCGAGGGCTGCTCGCAGGAGCTGTCGCTTTGCCGCTGCAAAAGGAAAAAGGTCGGCTTTCGGAACGTCACTCACGAAAGCACAAACGTAAAGGAGCTTCTGCTTCGTCTGCCAAGAGGTGCAGAGGAGCCGTCGCTGCCCGAAAGCATTGCTTACTACGTGCCTAAGAGATTTCCTATCGTAATAAGGAAAAATACCTCGGGTGAAAAGTCCCTGCTCGGTCAGTCAGACTGTGACTATATCCGTCCCGAGCAGCAGGCTATTAACAAGGTTGAGTCAAGAATACTGCAAAAGCTTCTGCGTTCTGCGGTAACCCCCATTGTCCCCGAGGACGCAACCATTTCAACCAATAACCAGGTGTTCGGACAGGTTATAAAAATGAAGCCGGGAGAGAGTGCCGCCCAGTACGGAAAGGTTGATACCACCCCCGATATTTCCCAGGATATTCTTGAGGCAGAGCGTCTTTACGACCACGCAAAAAGAACAATGGGTATATCCGATGCCTTTCAAGGAATTGACACGGGTGCGGCAAACGAGTCGGGAGTTGCAAAGCAGCTGAGAATTTCGCAGGCGACGGGCAGACTTGAATCCAAAAGAAAAATGAAGCACACCGCCTACGCAAACCTTGACAGAATTATATTCGGTCTTTATCTTGCCTTTGCAGACGAGCCCCGCCGTCTTTCCTACAAGGACGCCTACGGCAGAGTTCATTCGCAGGAGTTCAACCGCTACGATTTTATCGAGTTCGATACCGTAAAGGGCGAGTATTACTACGACGACGATTATCTTTTCTCGGTAGACCTGAACGGCGGCGCGGAATATCAAAGAGAGGCGCAGTGGGAAAGAAACCTTGAAAACCTTAAGGCAGGTACTCTCGGGGACCCTACGAGAGCCGTAACGCTGCTGCGTTACTGGCAATGCCAGGAGAGAGCACACTACCCTTACGCCAGGGAAAACGTAGAGTATTTCACCAAGGCGGCAGAGGAGGAAGGAGGCTTTGGAATTGTCGAAGAAAGGCAAGAATTACAGACGCAGTCTGATAACAGACTATCTTAAAAATGTCGCTGATTACGAGGGCGCTTTGGACTATGAAAGCTACTCGCAGAAGCACCCCTTATCTCACAGAGAGGATTACCAATCCAAAATCAAGGCTATACTCACCGAAAGGAAAAGAGCGGGCGCAGGCTACGGCAGCACCGCAAGCAGTCTTTATTCAAAGGGACTTACGGCAGGCGGCTACGCAGAGAGAATACAAAGCGAGGTAAATCCGAATGCAGAAAAGCAGCTTTCAGCGGCGCACCGCGAATACGCAAGGCAGGAGGAGGGGCTTATAAGAGGCTACCTTAACTACCTTGACGATTACAGACAGTCGCAGAGTAAGATGCTCTCAGAGGTTACAGAGAGGCTTATTAACAGCGGATTTATGAATCAGGAGGACGCATATGACTTTGCTAGGCGCGCAGGACTTAACGATTCAAGAGCGCAGACTGCAAGTAAGCGCGCCACCGAGGCAGTGCGTCAGGAGCTTATGCGGCGTGTAATTGCGGAGGTTTCAGACCTTAAGCTGAGAGGAGAAAGCGCAATTGTCTACTCTATGCGTCAGGGACTTTCAAAGAGTGATGCGGAGGTGGTTAAAAACTTTGCAGAGCGTCTTTACGATTCGGAGCTTGAAATGACGGATGAGCTACGCGATTATATTGAATCCCTCGAAAACTTCGGAGACAGATTCAGCGAGGGTGAATTAGATTAAATTTGAAAGGAATATGTAAAATGAAGTTTACAAACAAGAATGAAAGCACTCCCTACCGCACCAACAAGGGCGGCAGAATTGAAGCTCCGCGCAAGCAGGCAGAGGAGCCTAAGGCTACCAAATGTCAGCGCGGTGACAAGGACCTTCGCGGAGGTAAGTAATTATGGAGGAGAACAAGCCCTTAGAAGAGCCTCGGACAGAGGTCGAAAACGCCGCCGAAGAGCCTGTTGTCACGGAGGAGAATGATGCCGTCTGCCAAGAGGCGCAGGACGAGGTCAAAAAGGAGAGCGAAAGCGAAAAGGACGAGATTGACTATTCTCTCGTTATGGAGGAGGACTTAAGAGAGCTTAAGGCGCTTTTCCCGGAGCTTTCCTCCTGCGATAGCATTACAAGCCTTCCAAATCCTTTGCGCTACGCAACGCTTCGTGACCTTGGACTTACGGCAAAGGAGGCTTATCTTGCCACACGGGGTACGAGAATTGACACCCGTTCCCACCTTTTTGGAGCAGCTCCGAGAGCCGCAGGCTCGCCGAGGAGCGCAATAAGCGAGGGTGAATTAAAGAGCGCAAGAGAGCTTTTCGACGGTATTTCAGACGAGGAAATAAGGCGTCTTTACCGCAGGGTAACAACCTAAAAGAAAGGAAAGCAAATGTTTAAGCTTACAAAAATTTTAAATTCGGGCGTTAACGTTTCAGAGCCCGTAAGGGTTAAGGCGGCAGAGGCTACCGACTACCAAATAGGCGCTATGGCGCTAATTGAGGACGGCGCTTTAAAGAATGCCTCCGCCTCTGATACACCAACTCTTATTATCGGACAGAGCGTCAAGGCAGACAGCACTGACACGGTGCTTTGCCACCCCGTATCACCTGATATGGTTTTCGAGTGCCGTGCATACGGAGAGGTAGCGAGCCTTGCCGTCGGTGACAGACTTGCTCTTTCGGTAATTGACGGAGCGGCTACGGGTGTTAACGCATCGGCTTCGGGCGCAGCAACGGTTTATGAGCTTGCGGGCGCAAATAAAAACGGCGACGTGATTTTCGTTCGCTTTATTTAAGAAAGGAAAAAATAAAAAATGATTATTTACTCAAAATCACAGGGGCTCAATAACGGCGCAATAGGCAAGCTTGAGACTCCTATCAAAATGGTAATCGAGCACGAAAGCGACCTTCTTACCAAGAAAGGCGGTGTTTGCAACTGGCTTTTCAACGTAGAGAAAAGCGGACGCTTCGGTGAGACCATAATCGGTCAGAACGAGTTTGACGTGTTCAGAGCAACCGAGGAGGGCGCAGGTGCGGAAAACGATACCGTAAGCGAAACCTACCGCAAGTTTATCGAGCATATTCAGTTCACAAAGGAATTTGCCATTACCGCAGAAATGATGGAGGACGCAAACTACGGTGTTGCTCAGGACGCAAAGCGAAGAGCAGAAAACTTCACAAGAGCTTACTACAAGACTATGCATAAGATTTGCGAGTACGCCCTTGCCAACGGCACGCAAACCGCAGGCACATTCGCAAAGGCGGCTCTTGACCTTACCGCACCCGACGGACTTCCCCTTTTCGCATCAGAGCACAAGTGGGGCGGCGGCAGCGGCGCAAACGGTACGCAGTCCAACTTCTTCTGGGGTGATATTTTCGCAAAAGGCGCAGAGGGCGCAAGAAGCGGCTCTACCGCAGTATTCGAGGAGGCTCTTGGCGAGCTTGCGGTTAAGCTTCGTAATATGAAGGACGAAAACGGTGAAATCCTCGGCTACACCGCAGACACTCTCGTTCTCCCCGGCAACCGCCCCGCAGCCGAAATTATTGTTAAGAAGGTTTGCGGCTCGGAGGGCACTCTCGGCTCTGCCAACAACGATATTAACCTTCAGTTCGGCAACTGGAATATAGTGGTTATGCCTAACTGGCAGACAGAGGACGACAGAATTATGATTATGTCAAGCGAGGCGAACAAGAACCTTTCCGGTAATATGTTCTTCAACCGCGTTCCTCTTACAGTAACAAGCTGGGTGGACAACCACACGGGCAACTACATCTGGAACGGCAGATGCCGCTTTGGCGTAGGCTTTGGCAATTACAAACACATTATGCTTGCGGTTGACTCGGCTTCTGCGGTTGACGGCGCTACCGCATTGTAATTAACTGTTTACAATAACAGTGAAAAAACCGCTTCAGGTCGGTTGAATTATAGCCGACCTGAAGCTTCAAGAAAGGTAAGGTTATATGACATTTAACGAGCTTAAAAAGCAGGTTACTTATCTTGGCTTTGAAACGGGAATTGACGACTCGGAGGCGCTTGCGGTTGCGCTGGGACGCGCACTTGAGCTGCTCTATACCGACTGTCCCGTAATTAAGCAGCTAAGGCTATATCAAAGGGCCGCAAGGGCTCTTACCGTATATCCCGAAATCTGTCACTCGGGCGGTGAGAGAGAAACGGTTAGCCTGACGGGAAGCTGCTACAGCTTTCTTGCCTTCGGCAAGGGCAGCTTCATTATTAAAGACGGAGACGGGGAGAGGAGCTTTGACTTCGAGGGTGACGGAATTCTCTTTCGAGGCTTTATTGACGGATATGCAATTTTGACGGTTTACGGTGACACGGTACACAGTATTTGCCGTCTTGCTACCTTCTCCGAGCATTTCACCGACGAGAAGAGTATTCCTCTTTACAGAGAGCCTAGAAGCTACGAGCTGACAGACCTTGCGCCCGACTTCTCCTTTGCAAAGGGAGCGCCCTGCGGCAGAGGCGGTATTGAAATCGGCGGCGCTGAAATTCTCGGCTCAACCCTTTTTCTGCCTCCCGAATACAGCGGCGAGGTACAGCTTCTCTACAAGGCGGCGCCCCCGTCGGTTAGCGCAATTCTGCCCGATGCGCCCTTTAACATTCCCAGAGAGCAGGAGGGGCTTTTGCCTCTTGTAACCGCCTCTTTTCTCTGGCTTGACGACGACTTTGACAAGGCATCCTATTATATGAGCCTTTACAAAAGCTCGCTTTCTGCAAGAGAAAGACTTGGTAACGGAAGACAGTGCTGCCGCGGTGTCAGCACTAACGGGTGGGCGTAATGTCGGGTATTGGAGATAAAACCGAATACACAAGAGTCTACTCGGATTTTTTAGGTGTTGACCTTTCGGGCACAGGCACCAACGTTTCACCGAGAAGACTCAGCTACGCGGAAAACGTTTACCGTGACTATGATGCGGAGGGTGCGGGAGTTATCGAGAGCATTCCCGGCTACCGCAGACTTTTAACTCTGCCCGACAGGGTAAAGGCGATTTATCTGCACAAGCCGAAGCCCGACACAGAATTTCTGCTTATTCACGCAGGTGACAGGCTATACCGCTCGGGCGCATACGGAGAGGGGCTTACTGAGCTTTGCTATATTTCAAAAAACGGCAGCCGAGGCTTTAATCTTGGCGAATGCTTCTATATCGTTGACGGTGAGGACATTCTCCGAATTGATGCAGAGGGCATCTGCAAATCGCTTGGAAACGGCATTTCCGCTTACACGCCTACCCTCTTTCACAATGGCGAAGCCTACGAGCAGAGAAATCTTCTGACCGACAGCTTTTACGAGGAATACACAGTAAGCGACGCTTACACCTACGCCTACGGTACAGAGGGACTTCGCTAC